ATTCAACTGGCTGACTTTGTACAGCGCATCACCGATCTTGCCCTTGAAGTCTTTGAGGCGAGCGTCGGAGTAGTAGGCCGTGATGTTGTTGGTTGCGCGGATTTCACCTGCCGTACCGGATGCGGCAGTGCCGACGCCAAACGAACCGACCTTCATTGACGCTAGTGCACCACCGGCACTCCAACCGCCTACGGCAAAGTTATTGTCTGTATCAATGCCAAAGTAAGAAGCGTATGCGCCGGGACGATGGAACGTCATAAACGCAGCGGCAGATGCGCTCGCACTTAGCAATTCAAAACCACCAAGGCTTCCGGTGGCCGTGAGCATAGTCGCGGTCTGACTACCTTGCTGAATCGTTCTTGCAGCGATGGTCTGACCGCCGGTTGTGTACAGCCCGTTTGTGACGGTTGCGGCGTTGCCCGTTACGTTAATACTCCACGTACCACTGTTTGTAACAGCCTGAACGCCGTTAACAAAAAGGTTACCGTTAGGCATCACATAGTTAGTGCCATCAAAAAAGAGGTATCTAGTTCCAGTATTACCAAGGAAAATAACGCCAGTTGTAAGCGCGGCAGGGCGCTGCGCGTTTATATCTCCGCAAGTAAATCCGCCGGTACTTGAATCACGCGCAACGATTGTTGAGAGCGTATTTGCACTAGTCGCGTTAGACGTTACCGTAAACGTTGCGTTGCTAGATTGATTAGCCGTGAAAGTCTGAGAACCAGACAAACCCGTACCCGACACGTTCATCGTCAACGTGCCGTTGTTTACGTTGGAAGCCGTAGTTGCAGTCGAAGCGTTACCGTTCAACGCGCCGTTAAACGTGGTGTAAGTAGCTGTAGTGCCAGTCAGCGTAGTAATTGCGCCCGAAGCACCACGAAGCTGTGTAGTAGCTGTTGTACCAAACGTCGTACCGGTCAGCGTGGTGATATTGGCTGAGGTGCTGTTGAGGTTGGTGACGGTACCCGAGGTATAAGTTAGGTTCGTGCCAGTCAGTGTAGTGACGTTGGCAGACGTAATGCTCAGGTTAGCCAGTGTGAGACTAGTCAGCGCAAGGTTTGTAACCGTAGCCGAGGTGTAGGTAGCCGTCGTACCGGAGACAGTCGTGACCGTCGCGCTTGTGAAGTTACCGTTGGAGTACGTAGCGTTCGTACCCGACACCGTGGCAATCGTGGCAGACGTAGCCGCCAGTTGAGACACCGTACCGCTTGAGTACGTGACGTTCGTGCCAGAGAGCGTGGCAATCGTGGCAGAGGTAGCGCCGAGTTGGGAGATCGTGCCACTAGAGAATGTAGTGGTAGTCCCCGTGACCGTCGTGATGTTAGCCGAGGAACCCGTGATCGTCGTGATAGACGCACTGACCGCAGCCGTGATCGTGGCACTAGAAATCGTCGCGCCTTGATCCAGAACAACACTGCCCGTACCAGTCGAGTTGGCAATGCTGATGTTAGGAGTCGTACCACCAGACGAAGCCAACGGAGATGAAGCCGTTACCGCCGTGACCGTGCCCCCCAAGCCCGTCGCAGACAGCGTGATGCTGCCAGCACTGTTCGTGATGGAGACGCCTGATCCCGCCGTGAGGGTCGAGAGCGTGTAGTTTGATCCGTTACCAATCAGCAGTTGGCCGTTGGCCGGAGAAGTCGTAAGCCCCGTGCCACCGCTAGCAACCGTAACAGGCGTATTAAGTGCAATTGAGCCTAGGGTAATCGAAATCCCGTTACCAGCCGAATACACTTGAGCCTGACTAAACTCAGCAAACGTAATCGGGGTTGTACCAAACGTAATCGTGCCAGCCGTATTACAGACGTAAGCCGCGCCTTTCTGGGTCGTACCGCCCGTTGTAAAGAAGTAACTACCTTCGTCTAGCGAATCAGCGCCCTGCTGACCATACGTATCGGCGTCAGATGCACGGGTCATGACATACGGGGTTGAAGCCGTACCAACCGTCGTTACAACGTAGATACCGTTTTCAGCCTGATCATCACAGTCCTTGATGAGGACACGCTGGGCAGACTGCGCTACCGTACTGTCGATGACCAAGGTTCCGTTGGCCGTGGCCGTCAGAGTCGCGCTAACACCCGCAGTACCGTTGTTGTAGTTGTCGTTTCGTCCTGAATCGGCTGGAGTGGTTAGGACAACGGCTTCGTGAATGTGCAGAGCAGCCGACGACATGTTATCGACGTACTCTTTTGTCGCAGCATCCGACTGAAGGCTCGGCGCACCAAGGTTGATGATCCTGCCACTAGCAGCAGTGATGTTGCCAGACAGATCAAAGTTGACGGACTTCTCAGACGGGTAGGTAACAAATACCTTTTTCTGCCCTGCGGAGAACGTGACCTTCGCACCGCTCGCGCTTGATGACAGCACCGTATCTCGGGAGAGCGTCGTCCCCGATGAGGTGTACGTGCCAATACCCACTTCCCACTGGGTGTCACCCGCAATGGTGTAATAGGTCTGGTTAGCGTTTCCTACGACCGCAAAGGACTGATACCCCGGCTCAGCACCAGCCAGAGTAATCGTCCCACTGCCAGTCGAAGTCGTCGTCTCAAGGACGCGATCAGCAAGCACGAGGGCCATGTCACCCTCCGATTAAGCGATACGAAGAATAGCAGTCGAAGCCGCAGCAGCCGGGAACTGAATGGTGAAGTTACCCGCCGTCGAGGTCTTGTCACCACCAAACGCCAGCACCGCCACAGCCTTGTCACCCTGAGTTGCGTTGTAGATCAAAGCACCGTTGGCCGTGATCGTCGCGCTCGGGAAGGTCAAATCATCGAAGTCGATGAAAGCCGTCGTGCTGCTAGAAGTCGGCACCTGCGAGATCGTCAGAGTCAGCCCACCCGCCGTGTAGTTTGTACCAGACGAGGAGACTTCATCAGCCGAAGAGTAAGCCGTGGTAGCGGCACTCAACGTAGCCGACGAAGTATAGAGGGCCAGCTTGAACACATCCGCAGCCGTCGAAGCGCGGATCACGCCGGTACCAAAGTTGTGGATGCCGTCAAGGATCTCAACCTTGAACGACGTTGCCATTGCTTGAGTAATAGCCATTAGAGGTCTCCAATTAAGTGTGCGATTTCCGCATAGCCTTGTTGATCTAGTTTCTTACATATCATCTTGCGCTCGGCCACTTGAGCCTCGCTGAGATACTTCACCAGCCAATAATGCAGTGCTTCCTTTGAGTCGGCACTGAGTATGCGGTTAGCCGCACGTTCTGCAATTTCTTCGACAGTGTGCTCACGGTTATCCGTGGTCTGTACGAACACCTGCCCGATTTCTGTACTGCCGTTAAACATCAAGTCACCGGAATCCTAACTTGTCCAGACCGGTACGCATCCTGACGATCCAAGCCGTCACCGAGACGCTTCAACTGGCCGAGGGCTTCTTGGTACTTCTGCTCGTAGTAGGTCATCATGTCCTGCTCACCCTTCAAGTAGGTGTACGCTTCGCGCAACGACCCGTAGAGCAAAACAGAATCAAAGTTATTACCGAGCCAAGAAGTCCCCGCCGTCACGATGGATACCGGGTAGTAATAGTAGTGCAGTTCCGCAGTATAGTTTGCGTTTGGGGTCGGCCCCAGCAACATCGTCGTAGCGTCGAAGATAGCGTAGTACTTAGGCTTACCTGAAGTCGCCGGGAACGGGTACGAGGCTCGGATGAAGTTCACATCCTTATTGAGCATGTACTCGTATTCGCCCGTCGTACCATCAATTACCGCTATCGAAAACGTCGAGAGCCAGTCAGACGGTAGGGACATATATTGATTCCCGTTGCTCATCGAACCGGTCACGTTTTTACGAAGTGCCGGAAGCTGGACCGTGTTGTAAATGCGCTGCTCAGCAACCTCCACAAAAGTAGGAATATTCGCCACGAAGGAAGTCTCCGTGGACTGACAGTAGTCCTGAATCAGTTGTGAAAGTTCTGAGTAGTTCATTAGCTCCAGCCTGCGCGGACCTTACCGTTGTTCTGCAAATTGATCTGCGAGACGAACTTCTTACCCTTGGTGGCAGCGCCAGCACCCTTCATATCCATGTGGGTGACGCCCTTGTTGACATCCTTTTCAGGATAGCCATTCTCACCAGTCGAGTCAGTGTTCGGCCTGATCTTGCCGGGATTTAACTCTTTCATGGCAGTTACTTCGGGCCAGAAGACTTACGGACCGGGCTGCGCTGGTTCATCACCTTCGCCATGTTCCGACCGTACTTCTTCATTTCGCTGTTGGTCTTGCCACCAGCACGAAAGCCCTTAGCGTTTTTGCCGTGAGCCTTGTTCGCCGGAAGTTTGGCGTGTTCCTTCAAAGTCATAGCCATCTCAATCTCCTAGGTCGTAACGACCGTTACCGTTCCTACTTCACCAGCCGGGGCTAGTGTGTTCGG